GGACTTTCTAAACGATGTCGGAGACGACCCAGTCAACAACCCAAACCATTACAACACAGGTGGCGTTGAGTGCATTGAGGGCATTGAGTCAAGTATGTCTCCGAATGCGTTTCTAGGGTACTTGAAAGGTAACTGTATGAAGTACCTTTGGCGGTACGAGTACAAGGGTAAGCCTGTTGAAGACTTAGAGAAAGCCCAATGGTATCTTAATCTACTTATAGAGCGGAATAAGTAATGGATCTGATTACGTTAGACTTTGAGACGTACTACGATAAAGACTTCTCTCTACGTAAACTTACAACTGAAGCCTACATCCGTGATCCTCGTTTTGAGGTGATCGGTGTAGGCGTTAAAGTAAATGATAATCAAACGGAGTGGGCTAGTGGAACACATGAACAAATCAAGAAATATCTTGATACTTTCGATTGGGCAAGCAGTATGCTTCTTTGTCATAACACTATGTTTGACGGTGCTATTTTGGCTTGGATATTCGATGTGCATCCTCGCATCCTTGCTGATACTCTTTGTATCGCTCGTGCACTACACGGTGTCGAGGTTGGTGGATCGTTGCACGTACTTAGTCAGAGATATAATCTCGGTACTAAGGGGACAGAGGTTTTAAATGCTGTAGGTAAGCACAGAGCCGACTTCACCCCCGAAGAACTTAGTAGGTACGGTGATTATTGTGTCAACGACGTTGAACTTACATATAAATTGTTTCTGCGTATGGCTAAGGGATTCCCCAAACAGGAAATGCGTATCATAGACATGACTCTGCGCATGTTTACAGAACCTACCCTCGATTTAGACTTAGGTCTACTTGAACAACACTTGGCAAATACAAAACAGTTGAAGGAAGAACTAATTGCTTCTAGTGGTGTAACACGCGAAGACCTGATGAGTAACAATAAGTTTGCTGAACTATTAGTGTCCCTTGGCGTAGAGCCACCAACCAAGATAAGCCCGACAACAGGTAAAGAAACGTTCGCGTTTGCCAAGAATGATGAAGCGTTTAAAGCATTGAAAGAACACGAAGATACGCGAGTACAGGCACTAGCCACTTCACGTTTGGGTACGAAGAGTACGTTGGAAGAGACTCGTACGGAGAGGTTCATAGGAATAGCTAAACGTGGACTACTTCCCGTACCTGTGAGGTATTATGCGGCACACACTGGTAGATGGGGTGGCGACGATAAGATAAACATACAGAACTTACCTAGTCGTGGTGTCAATGGTAAGAAGTTGAAGTCCAGTATCATTGCGCCAGTAGGTCACACTATAGTTGATTGTGATTCGTCGCAGATTGAGGCGCGTGTACTAGCGTGGGTGGCAGGTCAAGACGATTTAGTGGAGGCTTTTTCTAACAAGGAAGATGTATATATTAAGATGGCAAGTAAAATTTACAAGGTTCCAGAGGAAAAAGTCACCAAAGAACAGAGGTTTGTAGGCAAGAGTACGATACTCGGTGCAGGGTATGGCATGGGTGCTGTACGGTTTGCGGAACAGTTGAAGTCTTTTGGTACTACTGTATCTGTAGATGAGGCGCGTAGGATTATATCTATCTACAGAGATGCAAACTGGAAAATATCTCAATTCTGGCGTAATTGTCAGAACATGTTGGTTGAGATGTCGCGTGGTAGAACTATAGCGTTCGGGGCTAATAAAATCGTACAAAGTGTAGAGACAGCAACAGGTTATGGCATAAAGTTGCCAAGCGGTCTAGTTATGCGCTACGATGGATTAGACTACGAACAAGGTGAAAGAGGCCCAGAGTTTAGTTACAAGACTAGACGAGGGCGGACAAGAATCTACGGTGGTAAGGTTACAGAGAACGTGTGCCAAGCTATCGCTAGGTGCATCATGGGTGAACAGATGTTGGCTATTGCCAAGCGGTATAAACCTGTACTAACAGTACATGATTCCGTGGTATGCTGTGTACCTGATGATGAGTTAGAGGAAGCTAGACAGTATATAGAGGAGTGCATGAGCACAACACCTTCATGGGCTGAGGGTATGCCCATTACATGTGAGTCTGGCATTGGTCAATCTTACGGAGACTGTGAATAATGAGTAAAAAAGATATAGAAAAAGCTATAAAAGAAGCACACGAAGCGGCTGATAAAGCCATTGATGGAGTGCAAGAAGATATACAAGACGCTACAACTTCTGTACTTGCTTGGCTTAAAACTGAACGTACATACACACAAGCTGAAATACTTGTGGTTGCGTTTGGTGTTATAGCTACATTAGTTGTTGTGAGTATCATCTAATGAGCGTGGTGCCTTGGTCGTTCAGTAGAATAAAATCCTTTGAACAATGCCCGAAGAAGTTTTATCATCTAAAGGTAGCAAAGGACTACAAAGAGCCTGAGACTGAGGCGATGCTTTATGGTACTGCTGTGCACGAAGCGGCAGAGGAGTACATTCGAGATGGGAAGCCGTTACCCCCTGAGTATGATTATATAAAAGCCCCATTAGATTCATTGAACATGAAACAGGGGGAAAAACTCTGCGAATACGAGATGGGGTTAACGGCTGACCTTGAACCATGTGGGTTCTGGGATGATGAGGTATGGTATCGTGGGATAGCTGACTTAGTTATACTCGATAAAGAGAACAAAGTCGCATGGGTGATAGACTACAAGACAAGTAAAAGTGCGAGGTACGCTGACAAGGGACAGTTAGAACTTATGGCTTTGGCTATATTCAAACACTTCCCTGATGTTGAGACTGTGCGCGGCGGGCTGTTGTTTGTTGTGTGTAATGAACTTGTACGTGACAAGTATTACAAAGAAGATGAACCTGACATGTGGGCTAAGTGGATGGCTGACTTTACTCGCATGGAACAGGCTTGGAAAAAAGATGTGTGGAATGCCCACCAAAGTGGGTTGTGTAAACGACATTGCATTGTTACAGAATGCGTGCATAATGGTAGACACTGATGCCTTACAAGAACAAGAAAGATAGAAAGAAACAAGTTAACCCCCCTCTTGGGTCTGCGGCACATGAGGCTAGGATGGAACGCCAACGTGCTAGACGCGAGTTTGATAGAAAGAACGGATACTCAAAACGAAAGGGTAAAGACATAAGCCACAAGAAGATGTTGAGTAAAGGTGGCAGTAACAAAGATGGTTACAAGTTAGAAAGTCCTAGTAAGAATAGATCTAGGAATGGGCATAAGCCCAACAAGAAATAGTTTTTGCTTGGTGTGTCCGACGCTTAGCTTGATGCGTCGTAAAAAAATGCGGTTCGTTCCTCCTCCTTTGTGGTTCGTTTTTAATAGCCGTAAAAATCAAGTTAGCTAAGGGGTTGCTTAGAAGATTACCCCCACATGCCAGACCTAGCCCCATCTGTAGCGAAGCGGGGCCAATTATATCGTAAGCGTATATCGCTCTACGACGCTAACTTATGGAGAATAAAAAATTGAAGATTGTAGAGAACAAGGCCCTGCTATTGAACCTTCACGCACCGGGGCGTGTGGAGAATGTGATTCCGAAGAGTAAGAAGTTGTCAGAACACGAAGTTTTGGTAAATTGGGGAGTGGATGAAGTGCAAGTTTTGAGGAATATGGGGATAAACGCGCCATCACCTATAGAAGGTAGGTACGAGTGGACAGGTAGATACGACCCCTACGACCACCAAAAAGCTACGGCAAGTTTTTTTACTTTGAATAAAAGATCATTTTGTTTCAATGAACAGGGTACAGGCAAGACAGCCAGTGCTATCTGGGCATCAGACTATTTGATAGAGCAAGGTAAAGTAAACAGAGTGTTAGTTATATGCCCTCTATCTATAATGGAGTCCGCGTGGCGTAATGACCTGTTTAATTTTGCGATGCACCGAAAGGTAGACGTGGCGTATGGTACGGCAAAGAAGCGTAGAGAAATAATTGAAGGCGATGCTGAGTACGTGATAATAAATTACGATGGTGTGGAGATTGTACAAGAATCTGTACAACAAGGTGGCTTTGATTTAATTATTGTAGATGAAGCTACACACTATAAAAATGTACAGACAAAGCGTTGGAAGACTCTAGCCAAACTAATCAACAAAAATACTTGGTTGTGGATGATGACAGGTACACCTGCGGCACAAAGCCCTACAGATGCGTATGGTTTAGCCAAGCTAGTAAACAAAGATAATGTCCCTAGATTCTTTGGGTCGTTTCGAGATCAAGTTATGGTCAAGGTGACTAACTTTAAGTGGATACCAAGAGAAGATGCCACCGAAACAGTTCACAGGGTACTTCAACCTGCCATACGTTATACGAAAGAAGAATGCTTAGACTTACCACCTATGGTTTATGTAAAGCGTGAGGTGGATATGACGCGACAGCAGAAAAAATACTATAAAGAGTTGAAGGATAAAATGATTACGCAAGCGGCAGGAGAACAGATCACTGCGGCTAATGCGGCAGTTAATATGAACAAGTTGCTACAAATATCTTCTGGTGCTGTATATACCGATACTGGTGAGGCATTGGAGTTTGATATAACAAATCGTTATAAGGTGATGCGTGAAGTAATTGATGAGTCGAGTAAAAAAGTTTTGGTGTTTGTCCCTTTCAGGCACACGATTGAGTTACTTACTAATAAGTTGCGTAGTGATGGTATAACCACAGAGGTAATTAATGGTGATGTACCTGCACCCAAACGTACTGATATATTCAAACGCTTTCAAGAACAAGACGACCCCAAAGTTTTAGTAATACAACCGCAGTCTGCGGCACATGGTGTAACGCTCACAGCGGCAAACACTGTTATATGGTGGGCACCCACTAGTTCTTTGGAAACATACGCGCAAGCAAATGCTAGGGTGCACCGGTCAGGTCAAGATCAAAAGTGTACGGTGGTACATCTTCAAGGATCGTACGTAGAGAAACGTGTTTACACGTTATTGGACAACAGAATAGACGTTCACACAAAGATGATCGACTTATATAAGGAAGTGCTTGACTAGTACACAATACTACGCTATGTTAGCTATCCCTTTTATAAAGGAGCGTAAAATGAGTGAGGAAAAGTTGACTGCCGAGAAGCTAACTACTGTTTATTTAAAGATAAAAGATAAACGTAGTCAGTTATCAGTAGACTTTAAAGAGAAAGATGCCGAGTTAGTTGAGCAGTTAGATAAGGTAAAAAGAGCCTTGTTGGAATACTGCGAAGAACAAGGTGTCGATAGTGTAAGGACTTCTGCGGGATTGTTTTATCGTTCTGCGAGAACACGTTATTGGACTAGCGATTGGTCTTCGTTACATGAGTTCATACTAGAGAACGAGGTACCAGAGTTGTTGGATAAACGTGTCAACCAGAATAACATGAAGCAGTTCTTAGAAGAGAACCCGACCCTTGTACCTAAAGGGTTAAACGTAGATTCTGAATACGTTGTTTCAGTGAGGAGAAAGTAATGTCAGATAATTTTGTTCCAGTCGGTGATGTAGCCGATAAGTTCAGTGTGTCTATACATACAGTTCGCCAGTGGTTGCGTAAAGGCAAGATACCTGCGGATATGTATGTAAAGATCGGTAACACATATCGTTACAACCTTAAAGGGATTGAAAAGGCTTTTTTGAATACCAATAAGGAGTATAAGTGTGGCGCTGATTTTCATGTTAAGGAGTTCAACGATACAGTTGGCGATACTATGAGCAAGTACGAATTTGGTGCTGACTCCGCCGATGAGGACTTCTAGTGAGAAGGTTGAGCATACGCGGTGGTGTATTTACTTCTATAGAAAGAGACAAGCAAGAAGTCTTGGGCGATAGTGTAAATGTCATAATCGTGAATGCGGCAAGCGTGTCAAGATCGTACTATGGTGATAAGTTTGACCCTAACAAGTCTACTGCACCAGTCTGTTGGTCTAATGACACACAACGACCATCTTCGGATGTACCACAGGACAACGTGCAAGCAAGTAGGTGTATGGACTGTACACAGAACGTACGTGGTTCAGGTGGTAATGGTGGCAGGGCGTGTAGGTTTCAACAGCGTCTAGCCGTCGTATTTGAAGGTGATATTGAAGAAGTGTACCAGTTGCAGATACCTGCCAATTCTATATTTGGTAGAGCGCAAGGTGGGAACATGGGCATGCAAGAGTATGCTCGCCACCTATCTACACACGACACTTCAGTGCTTAGCGTTATCACAAACATTTCGTTTGATAAAGATAGCGTTGTTCCAAAACTTTATTTCAAGCCTATACGACCAATAGATACAGAGGTGGGCATTGCTGTTTCAGGAATGGTAGCACACGAGGATACTAAACGTGCTATTACAGCGTTTGTACCTGTAACAAGAGAACCCTCACCTTTTTCTGTAGTGGAAGGTGGCTTTGACTTAAATGCAACTTGAGGATAGAAATATGTCTAATACAAATAGTAGTTATGTAATTGAAAACGTTGAGGCTCTTTGGCCTCGTATTAATAAACCATACCGTTTTGATAACGCAGAGAATCGCACCATACCGTGTGATGCGTTTGAAGATGGAGCTAAGTACGAGATTAAATTCCGTATGTCTAAAGATCAGGCAAAGGCTTTGTACAAAGAGATGTGTGTAGCGTACGAAGAGAAACGTGAAAAGGCGTGGCCTGAGAAGATTGAGATGCCCTTCACTAAAGACGATGATGGCATGTACTCGTACAAAGCAACGCTGAAAGGTGCGTATGGTAAAGAAGCTACCTTAAAGCCTGTACAATATGATTCAAAAGGGGTTAAACTACCTGATGAGTTCATGCTTACTACAGGTAGCACAGTCAACGTGGCGGTTGTGTTCATACCATATAATATGCGTGAAGCAAACGTATCCCTACGTCTAAGAGCGGTACAGGTAATTAAATATGTACCGATGGAAGCATCTTCACCGTTTGGTAAAGTAGATGGTGGTTTTGAGTTCCAAAAAGAAGACAATCCGTTTGAGGTTGTTGAAGCTAAGCCTACCACCAATGTTATTGAAGGTGAGTTTGGTGATACACCTGAACCAAAGAAAGTCAGTAAAAAAGCAACACCTAAACCAAAAAAGACTGACGCTGATCTTGCTTCAATCGTAGACGACTGGGACGACTAAGCCCAAAACTAGCTAGGTTTACCGAAAAGGGGGCGTACTGCCCCCCTGCTATCTCTACCCTCGGAATTAGGAATGGATTATGGATACAGAAGTATTTCTGAATAAAGTATTGGGGAGCCAAGGATACTACTGTTTATTTGCATACAAATTAGGTGATGACAAGCTAACCCAGAAGTTTTATAAAGCCACGTCAGAATTATCGGATGCGGCAAAGGACTTAGATGCGCGAGGTTACAACGCATACTATGGGTTAGCTACTTTTAATGAGTCTAACTCTAGGAAAGTTACCAATGTAAATGAACTGAAGTCTTTCTTTTTGGATTTAGATTGTGGGGAATCTAAAGACTACCCTAGTCAAAATGACGCGTTACAGGACTTACGTAGGTTCTGTAAAGAATTAAAGTTACCCAAACCTTTGTTGGTGAACTCTGGTAGGGGTGTACATGTATACTGGATACTTGATGAAGCACTAGGCGTAGACGAGTGGGTTCCGATAGCGGAACGCCTCAAGAAGCTATGTAAAGAGAAGAACCTACTAGCTGACCCTGCGGTTACAGCCGATGCGGCACGTGTGTTACGTATACCTGACACACACAATC